TATTGGTCCAAGAGGTGGTATTAGAAAAAGTGATAAAGCACCAAAGAGTGACACACCAAATCCTGAACCAAAAGGTAAAGGAACCGCGAAAGGTGACGCTTCGGGTAAGAGAGGAGCGAAGGTGAGTGAAGAACAAGAGAAAACATTACAAAAAAAAGTTGATGATTTTAATGAAAAAGAAAGTAATACCAAAAACGGAAGAGCTTCACTCGGAGCACTGAAGTCAGTATTCCAAAGAGGTCTTGGAGCGTACAACACATCACACTCACCAAAAGTTCAATCAGCTGAACAATGGGCATACGCTCGTGTAAATGCTTTTCTTTATCTCCTCAAAAACGGAAGACCACAGAATCCAAAATATACAACGGATTATGACCTATTACCAAAAGACCATCCGAAAGCGGAAGAAATGTCTTTTGATGATCCTTGTTGGGAAGGGTACGAACAGGTAGGAACGAAAATATTAGATGGACGTGAAGTTCCAAATTGTGTTCCAATCAAAATGAGTGAGGATGATTTCGCAGATGTGATTTCTGATTACCCTGAAGGTGTCAAGGAAGCAGCACAGAGAGCAGTCAATTACGCAGAAAAAAATGGTTGGGGATCTTGTGGTACACCAGTTGGAAAACAGAGAGCGTCACAATTAGCGAAGGGTGAAAATATTTCAATCGACACATTGAAAAGAATGTATTCTTACCTATCAAGACATAAGGTCGACCTTGAAACTTCCAAGAGTTATGAAGGGTCCTGTGGAAAGTTGATGTATGACGCATGGGGCGGGGAAGCAGGTCTCAGATGGTCAGAAAGAAAATTAAATCAATTGGAAAAGGAGAAGATGACCTTCGCGGTCGCGGATGAGGAGAAGAGAATCCTCATCGGTGCTGCGATGGTTCCAAATAGGATGATTCATCGTTATGATGAACTCGGAAATATGTATTATGTATTCTTTTCAAAACAATCAATAAAAAAACTCGCTGACAGATTTTTAAAACAGAGAAGAACCGACGAGACGAACATTGAACACAATGGCATTAAGTTAGGTTCAGATAAAGTTTACATTACGGAATCTTGGATTTCAGAAGATCCAATCAAAGACAAATCAAACCTTTATGGTTTTGAATTACCTGCGGGCTCATGGTTCGTTCAAATGAAAATAGAAGATCCCAAGATTTGGAAAGCAGTGAAAGAGAATAAATTGACAGGTTATTCTGTGGAGGGATTGTTCGCAGAGAAATCAATGTTCTCAAAAGAAGATGAGAAAATAAACCAAATAACTCAAATACTAAAATCAATTCAAGATGAATAGTAAAGAAGCATTAGAACGCATTAAAATCGTTCTCGGACTGAAACCACAAACTTTTTATGAAGCGAAAACGGAACAAGGTATTCCTGTGAAAATTGATGGTGAATTAGCAGTCGGACAAATGATTTATGTTTCTACTGAAGAAGGTATGATTCCCGCACCAGCGGGGATTCACAAACTCGATGATGGTTCTGAAATTGAAGTTGACGAGGAAGGAAAAGTTTCTAAAATCAAAATGGGTGACATAGAGATGGAAAAAACTGAAGATGAAAAACTCGAAGACAAAAAAGAAGAAGAAGTCAAAGATAAAAAATTCGTTGACGCTAAGTCTCACGATGGAGCGGTTCTCCAATCACCATCATTTGATGTTGGAGAAGAGATCTATGTAGTCAAAGAAGATGGTGCAAAAGTACCTGCACCAAACGGAGAGCATCAAGTAATCCTAAAAGATTCAAAAGGTGAAGACGTAAAAATCAGAGTACAAGTTCAAGATGGAAAAATTGTTCAAAGAGATAATGTTGAACAAGAAGAAGAAATGTCTGTTGAGAAAATTGTTGAGATTTTCGGGGAAGCACTTAAAAAAATACAAGGAAAAGTTGATGAGATTTCAAAAAAACAAACAGAACTCGAAGGTTCATTTATAAAATTTTCAAAAGAACCAGCGGGTGAAAAGGTTTTCAATCAGAAAACCATTAAAGAAGAAACTTCAATTGTTACGAAATCGGAACAATTTAGAAAGTTAAAAGAGGCAATGTCTCAAAAAAAATAAATAAAAATTTAAACAAAAATCTAATATGAAAAAGAATCTTTCAAGATTAGCGTTCAACTATGATCTTTCAGGTTTAGCGAATTATGTGGATCAACTTTCTTCTGATTTAATAGAAGAAGCAGTGCTCACCCCTGTTAGTGTTAACTATTTGAACGTTATTCCCGGAATTAAAGGGACAATGAACGCGAATTTGCTTTCAGAAACATTGGTTGTTCAAACAGGTACAACGTGCGGATGGAATGAAGCAGGCGATGTTACATTCACAGTTTCACCATTAACTGTTCAACCACTGAAGGTTAACCAAAGCTTGTGCTTACAGACGCTTAACGAGGTTTGGATTTCACAGTATTTAAATAGTGGGTCTTATAACGAAAACGTCCCCTTTGAAGCGAGTATAATGGACTTGATGACCAAGCAGGTGAAGCGTCATAACGAAGACTTGATTTGGAATGCAACCTCAGGTTCAAACACGTTCTCAGGTTTCAGACAAATCATCACAGGATCAACAGCTGTTTATTCAACTTCAGCAACCACTGCAATCTGTGACATTACAGGTACAAGTGTAACTGACAAAGCAGCAAATGTACTTAATCAAGTTGACGAAATCATCAATAATTTCGATAGAAACATTTATGGTAGACAAGATTTACAAATCTTCATGAGTCAACAACAATTTAAATGTTATTTGTTCGCGTTAAGGAATTTCAATAATTTCTTCATCGATACAAGAGCAGACAAATTGAATCAAGTTGTTGAAGTGTTTCATCCTCAAACTGACATAAAAATCATCGGCGTACCTGGCCTCAATGGCTCGGATATGATTGTCGGTGGACCAAAACAGTATTTTCTGTTTGGCACGGATCTTATGTCGGACGAGGACCAATACCGTATGTGGTGGTCTCAAGACAATCAAGAAGTGCGTGTTGCAATCAATTGGAAATTAGGCGTTCAGGTAGCATTTCCACAATTTATTGTGTGGAATGGTCTTGACTAAAAATAACACAAATGGAGTGATGTAGTGTCACTCCATTTATTAACTTCAATAAACTAATTCAATAAATCAATAAAAACATGGCATGCAATCTTACAGGTGGCATTGGGTTGGGGTGTAGAGATCAGGTAGCGGGTGTGAGCACTGTGTATATCACAGATTTCACTAACATCCTTTCTTTATCTTCGACAACTGGAGACACCATTACACAGATTTCAGGAACAGGTACATATTATAAATTCGAGTTGATCAGAACGTCATCTTCATTCTCTGAGACTGTAAATGCATCACTCGAAAATGGTGTTGTGTACTATACGGGTGAATTGGTATTATACTTCAATGGTCTCGATCAGACTAAGAGAAATATTTTAAAGACTCTTGCACAATCTCCACAACTATCCGTAGTGATGGAAGATAACAATGGTCAATCATTTTACTTAGGGCAAACTTATGGAATGTACGTAAGTGCAGGAAGTAACGTTAGTGGAAAAGCTCTCGGAGATCAAGTGGGTTACAATGTAACTCTACAATATTTGGAACCAAATCCGATGAATGAACTTTCAGGTTCACTTGAATCAGTCGTTTCAGGTATTACCGTTCAATCCTAAATAAGTTAAATCACAGGGGGACTAATGGTCCCCTTGTGATTATTTTATGTAAAAATGATCCTTCTAAAAACTAATCAATTAAATAGGATTGTTTGTACAGTTTCACAAAACGCGGAACTCGCAACACCTGAATGGTTATTCTCCTTCACTCACAAAATGAGTAAAGAGAGGGTTACATTCATATTGCCCAATATTTCAACACATCAAATTCGTTATGATCAGTTTGAATTTATAGAAGGACAAAATGTTGGTGAGATTAGGTTCCCCTATGAAGGTCAGTATATTTACGCAATTTATGAACAGTTCTCGGGGTCTACCAACTTGAATCCAGCACTTGCGTACAACAAAGTTGAATCAGGTCTCGCACTCTTGATTGCGGGATCTGCGATGACAACGAACGATTATTACATTGAGTATATTTCCAATGATGAAGATGATTCCAATATAATTTTCGCACCGGGTGAAATAAACCCTCCATCACCAACTCCGAGTGTAACTGCATCGAATACCCCAACTCCAACGAATACACCATCAGTTACACAAACAATAACACCAACTAAGACTCCTACAAGAACTCCAACACAAACTCCAACGAATACACCATCGAATACACCTACACAAACCCTAACAAAAACTCCTACAAGAACACCTACACAGACTCCAACAAATACACCATCGAATACACCTACACAAACCCTAACAAAAACTCCTACACAAACTCCAACACAAACTAAAACTCCAACACAAACTCCAACAAATACACCATCGAATACACCGACACAAACTCCAACAAAAACTCCTACAAGAACACCTACACAGACTCCAACACAAACCAAAACTCCTACCAATACTCCAACCCAATCTGTTACTCCGACTTTAACAACAAGTGTTTCAAATACTCCTTCGCAAACAGCGACAAACACTCCAACGCCAACTGTAACTAATACTCCAACAACAACACAAACACCTACCAATACCGAAACACCAACTAATACTCCAACACCTTCCAATACCGAAACACCAACTAATACTCCAACTCAAACTCCATCATCCACACAGACACCAACTCCGAGTATAACATCGAGTCCGACCAACACACCAACCAATAGTGTAACACCTACTCAAACACAAACAAAAACTCCAACGAAGACTCCTACAGTAACACCAACGAAAACTTGTTTCCTTTATTCTTTGGAAAATACAGCACCATCTGGTGATTTTGTTATTCAATATATTGAATGTGGTAGTCTTGGTTATTCATATTTGACTCTTCTAGCAGGTCAACAAATTGATTTGTGTTCCTCGATGATTCCTGTGAGATTTAGTGGTCCAAGTGTAGCACATTTAGTTGTGATTAATTTGGGATTATGTATTACTCCGACGCCAACGCCTACCCCAAGCAATACTCCTACTTTGACTCCGACAACAACTAATACACCGAGTCAAACACAAACTCAAACACAAACACCATCTCAGACACCGAGTGAAACGCCCACAGAAACTCCTACAAATACACCAACCGAAACACCAACTAACACACCTTCAATGACTGAAACACCAACTAATACACCTACTGAAACAGTAACACCGACACAAACTCCAACTAATACACAAACACCAACACAGACCACAACACGAACTCCCACTCCAACACAACCATTCAATCCGAGTTCTCTAAATCCACAAATATGGGTTGATTTCTCTGATACTTCCACAATGACATTTAGAAGTGGTACAACCAATTTGGAAAAAATTGTCAATAAGGGTACATACGGAAGTTTAACTGCGTTCACACAATCAACCGTGTCACTACAACCATTAATTGGTGCAACAACACAATTTTCTGGATCAGGACTTTCTGCCGTAACAATATCGAACGATTATTTGACATCGATTGTAAATACAACAGGATCTACGAATTGGACAAGAGTTGTCGTTTCGACCAATCTTGGTAATAACGCTGCTTTTAAATATGACAATGGAAGTGGTACAGTTTTCGCAGATTACATGAGACAAACCACTACATCTGTTAGGAAAGCGTTTTTCGGTGGTGGAGC